ACTATCAACCTGAACAGACTTAGTCTCAAGTGTAGCAATCTGTTGTTTCATCCGACCAAGTTCTTCACTCTTCTGAGCTTTGTCTTTGGTAGTCGAGAACCAAAAAGCTGCTAAAGCTAAAAGTGTCCCGATGTCTATTGGATTCATGCTGTCCATAATTACTTCCTTATGAAAAAGAGTGTTGTTGCTGAAGCTGACACAATAGCAAGACCACCGGCAACATATAGAAGTATTTTATTATATCTTTCCGCTTCGCTCAATGCTGTTTCAGTTTGCTTTAAACGATGCTCATAAGCTTGGATCAATTCAACCTGACTAGATTCGCGATTGATCGCGATGTCTAGCTGAGTCTTCATTCCATGCATACACTCTTTGACAGATTCTTCAATAGCCCATTGGCAAAGATCTGTTGATCCTTCGAGAGCTCCCTTGAGTCTCACAAAGTCATAAACTGACAGCCCCATCTTGATCGTTTTGACTTGATCACCTGGCTTCAGCTTCTCACCTTGAATGATTGGAATACCTTTACCCAACCAAATTGAAGTTGGCGGTATGTCACTTAGAGGAGCAAGCGGACTCAAGAAGATAATTAAAGATAAAAAAAAACTCATAGCTCAATCCTCGCAAGTGATTGCTTTGAAGTTCTCAAGTGCTTTTCTCGTCTGATCATCACAGACTTTTTGGCAATCAATCACAGCATCACCAACTTTGGTGATCTTGCACTCAGTAAGCTGTTGATTGAGCTTCAGCGCCTTCTCTGTCGCTTCATTCTCTTTGACAATGTAGTCAGCACAGACGACAGCTGGATCTTGATGGCCGAACATATACCCAACGACCAAAGCTGAGACGATACAAGCGCAGGCGATGACATAAGGGATTGAATCCCGGTTTGTTAATAGTTGTTCAATCATGTCAAGACCACATTTACCAAGTCGCCATCAGTATAATCACCAGACTCTGGAAAAGGTCTAGGAACTATGATTCCAACCTGTGTTGAACCTGCGCTTGATACAGATGAACCATTAATAAAGGCATCACTTCCATTTTGTGGCGCTGTACCGCTTAACTGAACTTTACAAGAACCATGTGTTATTAAAGTGCAGAGGTCATAAGTAACCTCGATTTCATTCTCAAGAATTGTTATTTGCCTACAGTTCTCAGCAACACCAGCAAAGACTCCGCCCGAATAAGGTTGTACTTTACCTGCTTCGCTAAACTCAACTAGCATATTATTTAAAACTGTGTTTGTTCGTTTAATGTTTATCTTCATTTTTTTAACCGATCTTTTCAAAAACTAAATTAGTGTTGCCAAACGAGCCTGGAGCATAAGGCCCATTTGTGATTTTATGCATATATAAACCGAAAACATCATTTACACTCGCATCAATCACCCCCACCACCGCTACTTGTTTCATGTTTGGTCTGTGTACATTTACCCGCGGGCCGTACGTTACAGAGTTGTCAGCATTAGACCATTGGACCGTCAGAGATGCATCATTGCTAGAGTTTAGCCCTATCTCAACATGAGCATACATTCTGTAAACTCCTGCTGTGTTTACCGTAAACTTGTAGTACCACTGTGACGTTGTACCGGAGAGATTTGCTGTGATGTCTGACGTTGTGTTTAATGTTACATAGAAGCCAGCGTTAATCCTGTAAGGACAGATTTGTAAAAAATACTGCTCACCACTTGGTAGATATGGATTCGGGATTTCCCATTGATATGTACTGTTGTAGCTACTAGTTGCTTGTGTCGTATCTAGTGTTTTCTCAAATGACTCAACTACACTGATATTTTCAGAAACCCAATTTATACCATCATAAGCCAAAACTTGACCGCTTGTTGGACTAGAAACGCTTGTCACATCATCGAGATTTAACGTTATATCACTAGAAACACTTGGTGTTTTAGATGATACTTTAATTAGATTATGACTCATATTAGCCCAACTTTCTAATCTCAATATAACCATATTGGGCTTGACGAGTACCTTGTGAGCTTGGTGCATTTATATCGGTTGGCGCTGAATTGATACGCACCGACAGAGTTATAGATGAAGCGCTAGAACTATACAGACTTGCTACAGAGCCGATCGTTTCTTCATCTTCTTTAACGTTGCCTTGAGTGCCTACATAGTTCGAGCCATTATGCCATTGGTAATTTGCAACGCCGTTTGATGTTGAAAATGTTAAACCTGCAACGGCGTTACATAAATAATCCCCTGCTGGGAGAGTTATAGAATCAATCCATCCTGTCCCTACAGTTGCAGAAATACCGTTATATAGGGGATTATAAAACTTTATAGAGTCACCATTTCCAAGAGTGCCTGTGCTTGGATAAGTTGTGTTTGAGCCATCCCCAATAAATAAAACAGTACCACCGCTTAAAGCGCTTGTATCTGCATTAATCCATTTTGCAGATGCATTATCATATTGAAGAACCTGATTATTAGATACACTTGTAATGTTTACATCATCAAGATTCTCAACATTAACAGTGATTTCACCACTTGTATTAGGGCTTTGCCCTGCCACTGTAATCTTATTATGACTCATTAGATAATCTCCCAAGCTGCCGGAGTGTTCCCGGTCGCAATTAATGTTATTGAGCTATATTGAGTATCAAGATCAATGGTTGTTTGGCCATCAATGGTCTCGCTTGCATTGCCATCAACAGTGATAGTTCCTGTACCCATGTTCTTGATTCTGATCTCTTTACCTGCATCCGCTCCAGCGCTTGCTGGTAAAGTCACAGTGAATGTTCCTGTGCATGAGTAATGATAGTTATATTGTGCATTGGCAGGATCCGCAGTGATTGCGCTGTAAGTGTAACCACCACTTGCAGGTGCTACTGCTTGCCATTCGCTTGCAGTGTTATCATAAGTGAGCACATACCCATTTATTCCTGCGCCTGCTGTGAAGCTCACATCACTCAAATCATTCAAGCTCTCGCTTGTGATGTCACTAATGAAAGCGCTTGTGGTATTGTCCATAGCTGACAAATCGAGTGATGAGATATTACTTGGTACTAAAGCTTTATCTGTCGCTGTCCCTGCTCCGGCTTCCGCGTTCGTTGCGATCTCAATGACTCCGGCCACTGTCTCGCTTGCTGTTGGAATATCACCGGCAGTGATGAAAGCGCTTGTTGTATTATCAAGAACGCTCAAGTCAACGCTTGAAAGATTGCTTGGAACGAGCGCCTTATCTGTTGCTGTTCCTGCTGTCGCTTCCACATTGGTCGCGATCTCAATGACTCCGGCCACTGTTTCACTTGCCGGGCTTGCTGTCGGTGCGGCTTCGGCTCCCCAACTTGTCGTTGAGTTGTCATAGGTCAGAACATAGTTGTTAATTTCGGCTCCGGCTGTGAAGCTAACATCACTTAGATCGTTAAGGCTCTCGCTTGTAATATCACTAATAAATCCAGCATCATTATCAAATGTGCTTAAATCAATATGGCTAAGATTTGCTGGAGTAATGATCTTGTCGTTAGCTGTTGCATTTGTAGCTTCAGCATTCGTCGCAGTCTCTAAAATACCGGCTGTGCTGTGGCTCGCTGTTGGAATATCACTTAACGCAATAAATGCGCTTGTAGTGTTGTTCATAGCTGATAAGTCGAGTGATGATATATTACTTGGAACCAAAGCTTTATCTGTTGCTGTGCCTGCACCGGCTTCAGCGTTCGTTGCGATCTCAATGACTCCAGCCACTGTCTCACTTGCTGGAGTTGCGCTTGGTAATGCTTCCGCTCCCCAACTTGTCGTTGCGTTATCGTAGGTCAAGACATAGTTGTCAATTTCTACGCCTGCTGTGAAGCTTACATCACTCAAGTCATTAAGGCTCTCACCTGTAATATCTGCCAACAAAGTTCCAAGCTTGGTATCAACTCCGCTGAAGTGACCATCAACATTGTTGTTTGATGCTGTATAATTGACAGCAGTATGATCAGCTAGGATGTCATTTCCACTTACAACAACAGCACCGGTTTGAGTGTTGACGCTTGTCACTGCCTGAGTGTTGTCAATCTTGTCAATCTTGCTGTTAGTGATTGAACCGCCCATGTCTTCATTGATGAGCAAGTGATCACCGACCGCCCAAGTCTGACCGTAGATTGTGCCAGCTGTGTCGATGATATAGAAGTCACCTTTCTCGGCATTTGCTAGGCTTGGAGTTCCGGCTGTCGCATTGAACGCGCCTTTATATTCA